GCGGAAATGAAATTGGTGTCTATGTTTGGCTTAGTAATGAAGGTTTGACATCATTAAAAACACGAGTATAATATTATGTATGAAAAAACAATACCCTCCAATTCAAGAATTACAGTCATTATTAAAATATGACCCAGAAACTGGTCATATTTATTGGATAGCCCAAGGAAGGGGACGTATAAAGAAAAAGGAAGCCGGAACGCAGGAAATTAACGGCTATCGTGGCATTTTAATAAAAGGCAAACGAATACGGTCTCATATTATTGCGTGGGCTTTGTATAATGGCAAATACCCAGAAAATCAGATTGATCACATCAATGGCGTAAAATCAGACAATAGAATTTGCAATCTTAGGGAAGCAACAAATTCTCAAAATGGGAAAAACTTGCCAATTAAGAAAAATAACACTTCCGGGTATCCGGGCGTATATTTTAGATGTGGCAAATGGAGAGTTCAAATAAAAGTAGATTATCAATCTATATCTTTAGGAACATATTTTAATTTTAATGATGCGNTAGAGGCTAGAAAGATGGCGGAAGTAAAATACTATGGGGAATGGAGACATTACAAATGAAAATTGCAGTTTCTGCAATAAGCCATAACGAGGAAAAACACGTTAAAAGATTTTGTGATAGCGCCAAAGACGCTGACATCATTCACATTGCTGATACAGGGAGCACTGATAAGACTGTAGAAATAGCAAAAGAGTGCGGCGTTATTGTTAGTGAAATATGTATAACACCTTGGCGCTTTGATCACGCTAGAAATGCNGCCCTTGCTCTTATACCAAAAGACGTAGATATTATTGTCAGCATTGATTTGGACGAAGTTTTAGAACCCGGATGGCGCGAAGAAATTGAGCGAGTTTGGATACCCGGAGAAACAACTCGATTAAGATATATGTTTGATTGGGGATGCGGGGTTAAGTTCCAATACGAAAAGATATTTGCCAAGAACGGGTATTATTACTGGCATCCAGTTCATGAATACCCGCGACCGGACGCAAGAATAAAAGAAATCTATGCTTACACGGACAAGCTTCTGGTTAGCCATCATCCAGACCCAACAAAGAGCCGCGGCCAGTATCTCGACCTTCTAGCACTATCGGTCAAAGAAGATCCTGTGTGCCCGCGCAACGCCTTTTACTATGCGCGTGAGCTATCCTTTTACGGTCGCTGGGACGAATCAATTACAGAGCTGAAACGCTATTTAGCCCTTCCCGGCGCAGACTGGATAAATGAGCGGTCATATGCAATGCGCACGCTGGCAAAATGCTATGAGGGGAAGAATGAGCCGTGGGAGGCTGAAGCGTGGTGGCTGAGGTCTGCAGCAGAAAGCCCCAATACGCGTGAGCCGTGGTGCGGGCTGGCAACGCTGTATTACACACAATCACGTTGGCAGGAATGTTATGGGGCAGCAATTCGCGCCCTGTCCATAAAGGACCGTGAGTTTGTTTACACTGTTGACCCTGCAGTCTGGGGCGCGCAACCACATGACCTTGCGGCAATTTCTGCGTGGCACTTGGGAATGAAAGAAATAGCAGCAGAGCAGGGGCACTTGGCGTTGGAATTAGAGCCCGAAGATGGTAGACTGAAAGAGAACCTCTCTTGGTATCTAGGCNAAAAAGGCTAGTAAAATGGAACCTCAAACAATCATTAATTTGGTTGCTGGATCAGTATTAATGGTTGTTGGATGGCTGGCCAGAGAATTGTGGGTCGCCGTCAAAGAGCTCCGGGCAGACCTCCACCGGATCGAAATAGAAATGCCCACAAATTACATCAGGCGAGACGAATTTACCGAGGGAATGCGCGAGATAAAAGAAATGCTTACAAAAATATCTGACAAGATTGATAAAAAGGCAGANAAATGACTTGGCCCCTGCAATCTCAATGCGATAGTTTCTATGGCAACCCCCGTGGCCGAAATGGCAATGCGTCTGGTCAATGGGAAAAGGCCAACCTGACCCGCATCTCTCCTCCATTCAAAATGTTTTTTGCCGGCAAGCCTGTTACATCTATCTCAATTAATAAAAAGTGCGCCGACAGCCTATCCCGCGTGTTTAACGCCATTTGGGAGGCGGCAGGCAAGAACCAGAAAACAATTGACGCTTGGGGCGTTTCTGTCTTTTCTGGGTCATACAATTATCGTGTTATGCGTGGGGGCGCTGTTTTAAGTATGCACGCCTATGGTTGTGCAATTGATTTAGATGCCCCCAGAAACTTTTTTCACGACCAAGATCCACATTTTGCTCATATCCCTCAAGTCGTAAAAGCCTTCAAAGATGAGGGCTGGGTGTGGGGTGGCGATTGGTCTGGAAGATCAAAGGACGGTATGCACTTTCAAGCCGCCCGTGTCGGCTAACAGGAGAGTAAGATGGGTAATGTTTTTTCTTGGATACTGGCTCGTATATCTGAACAGTCAACCTATTCTGGCCTTGCAACTGTAATCGCCAGCATTGGTTTCCTTCCACACGCCTCCGAAATTGGCGCGTTGGTCCCAACGGTTGGCGTTCTGGTTATGGGCATCATTAAGATACTTCGTCCAGATCCAGTTATTACTGCAAAATGAGCGCCGCATTAATATCTGCAGTTATTTCCCTCCTCGGAGGGTTTATGTCTGCGGTTGTTAATTTCTTTAACTGGTTGCACGACCAACAGCTCGTGCAATCAGGAATTGCGCAAGCTCAATTACAGAGTTTGAAGGATCAGGCTCATGAGGCACAAATCGCTATCGCTGCTCGTGAAGCTGTTCGCGCTGACGTCGCTACTAAGCCTGACAGCGTGCCAGTCGACGACCCCTTCCTCCGAGACTAGCAGTGTTTCTTTTTGTGAGGCAGCTCGTGCTATATATTATTCGCGGCATGACACGGCCCCCACTAGGGCCCAGATACGCGAACATAATGCTGTGGGCGTAGCCCTAAAATGTGGGTGGATTAAGAAATGACTACGGGTCTTTCCTACGACGGTTCTGTATCTGGCACGACGAGCTACATCACCCAGATCGCCACTATGGCTGTCGTAGATGAGACGGACCCTAATTTTCTCAACATTCTTCCTCAGATGATTACCTATGCAGAAAACAGAATCTACCGCGATGTAGATTTTCTATTTACATCAATTGCAACAACGGCATATTCTCTAACAGTTGGTAGCCGTGACATTATTGTTCCCGCTGGCACATTTGTTGTTCCGGAGCAGATTAACGTATTGACGCCCGTTGGCGTGACAAACCCAGATGCCGCGACCAGAAACCCCCTCCTTCCAACAACCAAAGAGTTTTTGGATGCGGTTTACGGTAGCTACCTTAATACCGGCGTTCCAAAGTATTTTTGCCCATTTGACGACTATCACTTCATAGTGGGCCCGTATCCAGATCAAAACTATACAGTTGAGATTATTGGCACCTATCGCCCAGATAGTATGTCTGCGGACAACCTTACGACGTTTATTAGTCTTTACCTGCCAGACGTATTTATTATGGCAAGTATGATTTATATTTCCGCATATCAGCGCAACTTCTCAAGCGCGATGGGTAATGACCCGCAAATGCCTATTACTTATGAAACACAGTATCAGGCACTCTTAAGAAGCGCTCTTGGCGAAGAAAATCGCAAAAAGTTCGAGGCCGCAGCGTGGAGCTCTCAGGGCCCGTCTACGTCTGCTACGCCTACCAGAGGTTGATAAATGCCGCATAGCACACTTAAGCTTCAGCCCGGGGTCGACCAGAATAGGACGCTCGCCCTTAACGAGGCAGCAATATCGAATACTCAACTGGTGCGGTTTATTCCTGACAAGCAGGGCTTAGGTTTAGTTCAAAAGCTTGGCGGTTGGGTTAAATATTTCAACTCAAGCATTACAACTATCGTCCGAGCTCTATGGGCGTGGGAAGACACCAATGCCATTACATATCTCGCCGTTGGTTGTGAAGGAAATTCTTTAAATGGAAATGGTCTTTCAGTAATATATAATGGCTCAAGGCAAGTAATTACGCCACAGTTCAGCGCCCTAGCAGCTGGAATTGCAACGACTGCCGCAAGTTCTAACACGCCATTTTATTATTCAATAACGACAGCTACAACAGCGGGAACAACCGCAACTGTTACTTTTACTGGCTATCATTATTTCAAAATTGGAGATTACATTTATATAAATGGAAACTCTGTTGCAAACTATAACACGACACAAATTGTAACAGGCGTAACATATAATACTGTATCTTTTACAATTGCTTCAGGGACGGCAAATGGTTCTGGCGGGACGATAACATACGCGTCTGGCATACAGACAAATGCAGGGTCTGCAAATGTTATTATTAATATACCTAATTCAAATCTAAACAACTACAGCTCTGTTTATTTTAAAACGCCAATGAGTGTAGGAGGCCTTGTAATATCTGGCCTTTATCAAGCAACATACTTAAGTATTAATAGCTTTCAAATAACAGTTACCGATGTTTTAGGGAACCCTAAGCCAGCAACTTCGACTGTTTCTACGTTCCCCGGAACTGGCTCAATGCCAGTATTTTATTTTAACAATACGCAAGCACTTGTATATGTATATTTACCTAATCACGGCTATCAAATAGGGGATACTTTTTCTGTTATTGACCCTATTCAATCAGGGTCAGTCTATCTTTCTGGGAATTATGTTGTCCTTGGGTTGGGGGATTCTAGCGGGTTAAATACGTCAAACTATTTTAGCATTGGTGCGAATAGCACTGCAACACAGATTAACCCATTGTCTTTTACTGGTGATGGGACATATGCATCAGTAACATTCCAAAAGGGTTATGGTGTAAATATTGGAGATACAATTACAATTACAAACTGTCCTGTTTCTGGGTATAATAATATAGTTGGCGCAATTGTTGTTGATGTCTCATCAACTTCGACATCTACAACTGTCAAATATGCAAACTCAACAACAACATCTGTATCTTCCGGTCTTACTGGATGTTTTTTATTTAATGCCACAACATTATCAAATCGCGGCTTTTCTGACATTATTATTTACCGCTCGCCTGCGCCGCTTCCTACGGGGACTGGCTACGGCGTTGGCGGCTATGGTGTCGGAGGGTATGGCAATGGAGTTGTTCCTCCAAACCCCTATTCTAATACAACGGCAGCTTCTGGAACTGGATCGGTTGCAACAATAACGTATAACTCAACAAATTTATTTAATGTTGGTGATACTGTAACCGTTTCTGGTGTTACACCTCTTGGATACAACGGGTCATACACAGTAACAGCCGTTCCTGCTACAAATCAGATAAGCTTTGCCAATACGGCGACGGGACCTCAAACGGTTGCTGGAACTGTTACAAACAATACTCAGCTCGGACTTCCATTAACAGTAACAGATTGGACGCTTGATAACTGGGGTTCGTATTTAATTTCATGTCCTGTAGGGGGCGGCATTTATGAATGGAGCCCTAATTCAGGCTCCAGCCTATCATCTATCATTCCACAGGCTCCTCCAGTTAACGACGGAATATTTGTTGCAATGCCTCAGCGCCAAGTTATTGCTTGGGGTAGCACATTTACTGGCATTCAAGATCCTCTTCTTGTTCGTTGGTCTGACGTTAATAATTATTCTTCTTGGACTGCACTTATAACCAATCAGGCAGGTTCTTATCGCCTTCCACGCGGCTCTAGAATTGTTGGCGGCCTACAGGGCCCACAGCAAGGACTTATTTGGACAGACTTAAATATATGGGCGATGCAGTATTCCGGTCCTCCATATGTTTACCAGTTCAACGAGCTTGGTTCTGGTTGTGGCCTTATAGCCCGCAAGGCCGCTGGTGTTATGAATGGCAATGTCTATTGGATGAGTCAAAGCCAGTTCTTTATGCTTGGAGGAAGTGGCGTTGAGACAATCCCCTGCCCTATATGGGACGTTATTTTCCAAGACTTAGATACGAGCAATTTAGATAAAATCCGTATTGCTCCAAACTCCCGCTTTGGAGAAATAACGTGGTATTATCCAACGCTAAGCAATGGCGGCGAAGTTAACGCATACGTTAAATATAATATCCTTCTTCGCCAATGGGACTTCGGCACATTATCAAGAACTGCTTGGATTAATCAGTCCGTTCTTGGGCCACCAATTGGCGCGGGAATTGATGACCAAGGAACATTTTATATTTATCAGCATGAGATAGGCCAAAATGCTGATGGCTCTGTGATGAACTCCAGCTTCCAGACAGGATATTTTGTTATTGCTGACGGTGAATATAAAGTATTCGTCGATCAAGTATGGCCAGACATGAAGTGGGGATTATATGGTGGCGCGCAAAATGCCCACGTTGATCTTACATTCTATGTGACAGACTATCCCGGCGATACGCCCAGAACATATGGGCCATATAATATCTCTGTAAATACTGAATATATTACGCCAAGATTCCGTGGCAGGTTGATGTCAATCAAAATACAAAGCGATCCTGCAGAAATAAATACATTCTGGCGTCTTGGTGCTATGCGTTACCGCTTTGAGCAGGATGGAAAGTTCTAATGGCTACTCTCGACGATATCCTGACAACACAAAAGAACGGCGTCATAGCCATCAACAATCTGTCAGAAGCCCTTAATAGTTTTTATGCCGCATATGTTTCTTCAATAGGCAATAAAACTTCTTCATCAATATCTGCTGCGGCAACTATTGTAACGGGAACAGCTCGACTTGTTAGTTTTAACGTGACAACTGCCGGCTCTGCTGGGACTATTTATGATTCACTATCAGCAACGGTTACAAATGCGACGGGCAATGGAACTTCAGCAACGTTGACTTATAATGGATATGGGTATTTTGCAGTTGGGGATCTTATTACCGTCGTTGGCATGAACCCATCTGGATATAATACAACAAACGCAACTGTTACGGGCATCACAAATACAACTGTTACATATGCGAACGCGACATCTTCAGCATTTGTAAGCGGCGGGACATTGTTAAACTCTACCGCATCTAGGATTATTGCCGCTATACCTGCAGTGATAGGTAATTATCAGATAGGAAGTTACTTTAAAAAAGGAATAACCGTTTTGCCGGGAGCAAGTCAGGTTGTAACGGTTAATTACTACACAAGCTGAGGAAAATCATGCCGCTCGCTAAGGGAAAATCACAAGAAACTATTTCTTCTAATATCGAAGAAATGGTTCATGCTGGGCACCCACATGACCAAGCGGTAGCTGCTGCCCTTAACACCGCACGTAATTCAAGGGCAGAAGGCGGAGAAGTAGATGCAAAAATACATGTGGGCCCTATTCATAGTAATGTGGCTGGCCGCACTGACCACCTGCCTATTAATGTTCCTTCTGGCGCTTATGTGATCCCTGCGGATATTATTTCCGCTATGGGTGAAGGCAATACAATGGCCGGCTTCCAAATTGCCAATAATGTTTTTGGACTGCAAGAAGTAACGCCTGATGATCACCCAGTAGAAATTGTCGCAGCTGGTGGTGAATACGTCATTTCTCCAACAAATGTAGCGCGCATTGGCGGAGGAGATATGGATAATGGCCATTCTATATTGGATAGCTTTGTAAAGAAATATAGAGAGAAAACTGTAGCTACACTAAAAGCGCTACCGGGACCAAAGAAGGACTGAGGGGGACTTCTATGACTGATGAAATAAAGGTGAGGGTTGGGACGCCCGAAGACTTAGATGAGATAATAAATTTGGCTCTTAACGTGGCTCAGGAAAATGGAATTTTTGCGCCTGATATACATAAGGTTTTGAGCGAAGTATGGCCTTCTCTTCATCAGCATTTAGGGATTGTTGGTGTGATCGGTGATACTGGTAAAAAGCTCGAAGGATTCGTGCTACTCAGGATTGGGCAACAGTGGTATAATAACAATCAAATTCTAGAAGAGAGAGTAGTTTACGTCGATAAAAAGTTTAGGAGCGCTAAAGGCGGTAGGGCTAGAAAACTATGTGAGTTTTCAAAAAAAGCATCCGATGAATTGTGCCTTCCTTTGATTATAGGCGTTATGTCCAGTAATAGGACAGAAGGAAAAATGAGGCTTTATAGGCGCTTATTTGGTCCAGAAGCTGGTTGTTTTTTTCTTTATGGGGCGAAGACTGGTAATTGGCAGACTATAGAGGCCTCGCCTCAAGAATAATTGGAGAAGCTAAATGTGTGGTGGCGGCGGAAAAGGATCTTCAGGAGGCAGCGGAGCATTTGGTGGCTACGCTGCAGGATTGCCACCAGCTCAACAAAACTTCACGCAAGCTTCACCAGAAGCGATGGGTTGGTATCGCAATGCGATGGATATGGCCCAGCAAGCTGCATCTCAGCCATACCAAAGATTTGGCACTCAGGCCTCTGATTTCGTCGCTCAGTTAAATGCACAGCAGCAAGCAGCTCAACAGGGCCTCCAAGGTCAGGCAGAGGCAACAGCTCCTTATGCTCAAATGGGAGCAGGTATGCAGGCTGCTTCTGGTATGGGCAACGCCGCTCAGATGGCCGGCGCATATATGAACCCATTTATGCAGCAGGTTGTATCTCCCGTTCAACAGGCATTACAGCAGCAGCAAGGTCAGCAATTAGCTCAACAGCAAGCAGACGCTATTCGCGGTGGAGCCTTTGGAGGAGAGCGCTCAGGCTTACAGCGCGCAACTCTTCAGGGCCAGCAGGAACTTGCTATGGGGCAGGCTCTTTCTCCCTTGTATCAGACTGGATACGGACAGGCTCTAGGGGCGGCGCAAACAGACCTACAGCGTCAATTAGCTGCTGGACAAGGATTGTCTCAGGCTGGATTGGCTGCGCAGCAGGCATCGCTTGGTGCGGGCACACTTGGTCAGCAGACGCAACAAGCCGGCATTACGGCCCTTCAGAACCAATTCAATACGGCTCAAATGTTCCCATATATGCAGGCTCAATTCCTGTCGGGTATCGCTGGCGGTCTTGGCCCGCTTATGGGTCAGACTTCTACACAGACGCAGGCTCAAAACCCTTTTGGCATGTTCTTGGCTAGTGGTGGTGTTGCCGAGGATCATTCCCGTATGGGTGGGGCTGTCCGTGATGGTGGTGACTACGAGCGCGGTGGGTATGTTAGTGGTGGGGTATCTTATGGAGATGATATTGGCCTGTCATCCCAAGAGCAAATGTATAAAGATATGGAGAGTGCTGAAAAGGGCACTCAAATGCCTACAGGCGAAATTCATGCAGCTCAGGGTTTAAAGCCTGCAGAGTTTGGAGCTCTTCCTAAGAAAAAATCAACATTAGATGAGTTGAAGGGAATTGCTGGTTTAGCAAAAACAGGCCTTGATATTGGTAAGGGTTTAGGACTTGATAAGCTTTTCAGCTCTACTGATTATAACGCACCTGCCAGTGATTTTGTTCAACAATCTGCTGAAGGAATGGCAAGCGGATTGCCAGCTGCATATCAAGATGCTGCAAGCTATATGCCTGCAGCTGCTGAAGCTGCGGGAGGATCTGGTATTCTTGAAGGTCTTGGTGGAGCATTAAGTGGCGCTGCAACGACAGCTGCAGAATATTTACCTCTTATCTTGGCTCCTTTTGGATTGAAGGATGGCGGCGAAGTTCGGCCTCATTACGAAGATGGTGGCGTATCTTCTGATGACCCTGTATGGGGGCGTATGCTTGGTCAAGAATCCGGCAACAAACAATTTGACCGTTCAGGGAACCCATTAACATCGCCAGCTGGAGCTATAGGTATTGCTCAAGTTATGCCGGGGACGGCTCCAGAAGCTGCAAAACTTGCGGGCCTTCCATTTGATCCTGTTAAATATAGAACCGATAAAACATATAATGAGGCTCTAGGAAGAGCTTATTATAATCAGCAGTTAAAAAAATTTGGAACACCAGAAAAAGCTGCTGCAGCATATAATGCTGGTCCGGGCCGTCTCCAGCAGGCTATTTCAAGAGCTGGTGAAGGTGGTGACTATCGCTCCTTTTTACCCGCAGAGACACAAAAGTATCTTTCAAATGTTATTGGCGGAGCTCCAATAGCCAAAGAAGGATTAAGATCTGCTATTGCTGGCTTGCAGGAAGATAGGTCAAAAATTCCAATGGGTGATCCTCGTCGCAGATTTATGGCGACGACTGTGCCACAAGACCCATCCCCATCTATTGGACCTGAAAAAAGTCAAGGTCTTGGNGATTATCTAACAAGCGAAAAGTTTGTTGTTCCTGCGTTAACAGGCCTTGCAGAAGCTGGTAAGGGAATGCTTGGTTCTAAAAGCAGATATTTAGGGACAGCTTTAGCTGAAGGCGCACTGTCTGGTATTGGCGCTGGAGCTAAATCTTATATGGATACACAAAAACAGCGTGCTGATATAACTAAGACGGCTGCAGAGGCCCAAGAAAGAATGGCGCAAACTGGCCTTCTTGGNACTGAAGCTGGCCTTGTTGGGGCTGAAACAAAAGAAGCTNTTGGCAGAGCTGCTAAAAATGCAATTCTTACTGGCCCGGATGGTCTGCCAGCTGGTGCAATCATTTTTGATGCAGATGGCAAATCACATTATATGAATTTTGGTGAGCTATATGCCAACCGTGATAAAATAGATCTTCTTCCAAGTGATTTAAAAAAGATTGAAGATGCGGCTAAAGTAAAAGGTATCGCAACAGATGCTGGGGATAAAGCTGTAGAAACAGCAAAAAATATACCCGCAACTGCCGCCGCTCCAATTACAGAACCAAAAGCTCCAATTACTGCAGAGCCGTCAGAAGGGAAATTAAAACCTCTTCCTGTTTTGTTTGGTTTAGATCCAAACGAACAAAAACAGGTAAGACAGAAGGTAGAAAAATTAACTGGAACAGATGTAAGAGGACAAGAAAAATTCTTTGGTGAACAAGAGCAAAGATCTAAAGCAGCAAACACTTTAAAGCCTCTTGCTCTTGAACTTTCTACGGCATTTGGATCATTGCCAAAAACAGGACCACTTGCGCCGGGAGCCGCGCAACCTAGAGTTGCTAGTCTTGCTGAATGGGCAAACAGCCTTGCTCAAACATTTGGTCTTGAGAGACCTGCAAACCCGCAAGATCTTAGTTATTTAAACCAAATTAAAAAAATTACCGGACAAATGAAAACTCAGGCAACTTCAGGGGCAGGACAGCACGCACTTGGAGCTATTGAAGAGTTTGAGCAAATGTTCCCAAGTGGAAAAGCAACCCGTGAAGGTATCGCGGCAAATCTTGCTTCTATTCTTATGATGAATCAAAAAGAGCAAGATAAAATCCACTATTTTGAAAATTGGAAAAATGTTGCGCAAGAGGCAAATCCTTCTTTAGCAACAGCAAGTGGCGCTTTAGCTGATACTGCATTTAGTGAAAAATATAATAAGCAATATGCTAGAGAAGTTAAGCAAATTGAAAAGATGTTTTTAACCGATGTTCCGGGCGCAAAAGATCCAGAAACGGGACGCCCTATGAACTGGTTTACTTATATTCAAAAACACGGTGATGATTTAAGCCCAGATGAAAAAGCTCTTATAGAGAAGAAATTTGGCGATGGTATCTTAAGATACTTTACTTCTGTGCAGAGGTAATATGGCAGACAGATCTTTACTCACTGAAGAAATGTTTAGCAATGCAATTCCTGAAGAAAGGGCTCCTCTAACTGAGGGTCATTTTGAAGGTGGAATTGATTTTGCCCCTCAACAGAAACCAGCTCCAAAGCCTATTTCTGCGCCAAAAGGAGATATCCTTAGAGCAGTGACTTCTCAGGCTGCGTTAGGTGCGGCGGCTGACATCCCCGGAACGCCCGGAGCCATATCTCAGCTTGCAGATTTGGCATCAGAAAAGCTTTATAAATATGGTCTTCTCAAGCCAGCAGAAATGCTTGGAATGATGCCAAAAGGGAA